ATAAAATCCTAGCAAAATAGTCTAGTCGTGAAGGAAGTAAAATCGTCCACGTGGTCCGGGTTCGGTCGGCCAAATTCGTTGCTGTTGTCTGTGCGTACGAAATTCGGGTAACCAAAGCTTTGCGGCCAAGTTTGCTCGGTTGGGGAAGACGTTGATGTCAATCTCATTTATGTCGATGATGTTTGCTCGTTCCATCCACATGAGATATTTGATCTCGGGTTCGTCTCCTTTTGACTTGAGTCGTTCATAACAATATTTAGCGAATTCATAAAATTTAGGGTTTTGCCCACATGATGCATATGTAAGTCCAATAAATACAGTCAGTTGTCGATTCCAAGTGTTTCTTTGCGTCTCGGGAAAGAATAGGTGTCTTAGAAGATCCTCGTCAGTGCGGTACGGCATCTGATTCTTGATGATATAGCCAAGGATTGAATGATTGTGAAAGCGATCGGAACAGTGTGACTTCTTAGTGTTTAGCTTTGCGTTGAAGTAGAACTTCGCTGCGTCAGCAAGTTTAACCAAAAAGGTCGGTCCGTAAACGTATTCACAAAAAGCGATAATTGAGTCGTCTCCTTGTACCAACATCCAGAATGTTGAGTCTTCGATCCTAATCCCAAGTGCAGCCAAGCATGTTAGTAGCATGATTGCATTTGCGAAAGAGTCAAGTAGTTGTGTCATCATGAAGCCTGATCCAAATCCATTGAATTGCCAGTGATACGTCTCGCCATTTGGCAAGGTGATCGGCGTGTGTAGGATAGCGGCGGTCATCCATTTCCAGAGTCGTTCGATTCTGATTGGGTCCGTGCGTGATCGGTCGTCGTGATAGAAAGAAGTTTCTTCGTATGAGTTAAAGTCGTAATACGACCTCCAAATCCTAAAGACCTCTTCCATTAGTTCAAACAACAATCTCTTGTCAAATTGACTCCAGTCGCATGTCAATACGGTACTGTGGAAAGGCGTCTTTGAATGTGCCTCTCGAATAAGCTTCCTTACTCCGCCTTTCATCGTTTCGTGATTCCAAAGAAGTGGTGAAGTGTCTTCGTGGTTCGAATATGTTGCGTACAAAATCCATACAAACATCAACTCTGCGTGCAATACAAGCCATGGTGCGCCAAAAAACGGCTCTGATCTTGTCAGGTTCGTCTTGAGCTACAACGTGTGATCTAGCGTGTACTGTGTGTTGATAGTATTGAAGTG